GGCGACGGTACCGAAGCTATTCCAGGTATTAGTTTCTATCAAGACCAAGACAATGGTTTCTACCGTCCAGCAGCTGACCAAATGGGTCTATGCTTAGGTGGAGACGAAAAAATTCGTTATAACGATCAAGCAGATTCTCTTATTACCGTTAAGGATATTCGTGGATCTGATGCAGGAACAGCAACTACTGCTTCTATTACTGCTGCTGTGATCGACCAATTTGCTTCTGCTAGTTACACTAGTGGTAAGTATGTTGTTCAATGTACATCTGGTGCATATACTCAGGTAAAAGAAGTTCTTATCCTTCACGATGGAACTGACATTTACATCGAAGAATATGCAACTATGACTTCAGGTGGAATTGCACAGGGTGGTTTAGGTACCATTTCTGCACAATACAATGGAGCAAACATTGAAATTATCTTCACACCAGTATACGCTACTAATACTATCAAGTATTACAGAGACCTCATTACTGCCTAGTATAAATAAAACCGAGCACCCTAGAGTCTAATGCCAGTCAGACAAGTAGACAAAACCTTTACCTTTGAACAACAACGAGTCGAGATTAACGAGATCGGTGTTGACAATGGTGATTTTTCTGGCAAAATTATTGCCCAGTCTGTAGCTAACAATTTAGTTGCACAGACTATTACTGATTGTCTTATTGAATTAGACACTGAGTTAGGTCCAATTGCTTCTATCACTAGCGAAATTCCCGCAAATGATAAAGACAATGTTGTCGAAGCAGTTAACTATATTACTGATACTATTATCAAAGCACTGTCACAACTGACAACCACTGATAAAACTAGTATCGTTAATGCAATCAATGAACTAGATAGTGACGTTGGTAACCTTGCAGGTTTATCAGCAAACATCGCTGATCATTCAAGTTTGGTGGCTGCTCTTAATGAAACGAAGGATATCATTATTGGTGTTCTTTCTAACTTAAGTACAGTATCTAAATCTAGTATTGTCGCTGCTATCAATGAGATTAAAGATATTACTATCGGTAATCTCAATAACTTAACTACTCAAAACAAAGCAAACCTCGTTAATGCGATCAATGAATTGCAGGCTGAGGTGAATACCCTTGCTGCACAGGTCGGTGTATCTGTTGAAGCGGGTCTTGACGCTACTGCACTTGCTATCGCTCTCGGTTAATTAACAATGGCAAATAAATTCATCTCAACTTCAAAACAAAACGTAGGAACAACTACGACTTCCATATATGCTGTTGAACTTCAAGGAACACAAACTGAGAAGCAAACAGTTATTATTGGATGTAACTTATCAAACACCACCCAAACGGCGGTGATTGCTGAAGTATCAATCAATAGGTATCCAGCATTCAGCATCGATCCTCAATATCCAAAGGATGATGTGATGATTGTAAAGAATGTACCTATCCCAGCTGGATCTGCATTTGAAGTTATGCAGGGTCAGAAAATCATTTTAGAGTATAACGAAGACGCATATAGGGAATCGACCCCAGCTGTCAGTGATACTCTTGCTGCTAA